AATACTTAATTGGTATGTATGAGACGTTGCCTAGATGCGTCATAAAAGAAAATACGTTGCCCTCCGAGGCGATTCCCCCTGACGTATAAAATTTAGGAAGTCCAAAGTATATAACAAGGCAGACTTGGCCCTATCTGTGGACGAAGCAGGGCTTATTTTTAAAAACGCTAATGCGCTAATCAGTTATTCAGTTATTCAAGTTATTCAGTTATTCAAGTTATTCAGGTTATTCAGGTTATTCAGGTTATTTAATTTTGGGTGTAGAACGTACCTATGGGGACTACCAACCTAACAAGTTAACAGGACAATAAAAACATGCAGATAGTAGACAACAGGGCGTTGTTGTTACGCCTTCGCAACCCTAGTCAAGTGACTACGGTAATACCAAAGAGTAAAGAGTTAGCAGATAACCAAGTGTTAGTTAACTGGGGTATAGAAGAGGCTCATGTACTCCGTAACTTAAATATAAAGGTACCTTCTCCTATAGAAGGTAAGTATGAATGGACTGGGCAGTACGCACCATTCGACCACCAGAAAACTACCTCTGCCTTTTTAACACTTAACCGTAAGTCGTTTTGCTTTAATGAGCAAGGTACAGGTAAGACAGCATCCGCTATATGGGCATCTGATTACCTACTAAACATTGGTAGTATCAACCGCGTGCTAGTCATATGCCCACTATCTATTATGGATTCCGCATGGCGTGATGATTTGTTTAAGTTCGCTATGCACAGGACAGTTGATGTAGCCTACGGTGCGGCAGAGAAACGTAAGAAAATTATTAACAACGGTGCTGACTACGTAGTAATAAATTACGATGGGCTAGCTATCGTCGAAGACACAATCGCTAATGGAGGCTTTGATCTAATAATCATAGATGAAGCTACTCATTATAAGAATCCTCAGACTGCTAGATGGAAGACTCTAAACAGGTTAATCAAACCTAACACTTGGTTATGGATGATGACAGGTACCCCTGCGGCACAAAGCCCTTTGGATGCGTACGGTTTAGCCAAGTTAATAAACCCCAATAGCGTACCTAAGTTCTTTGGTTCTTTCCGCGACCAAGTAATGCGTAAGGTAACTAACTTTAAATGGGTGGCTCAAGAGACAGCTACAGAGACAGTGTATAACGCGTTACAACCTGCTATCCGATTTACTAAAGAAGAGTGCCTTGATTTACCACCAATGATATATGTTAAGAGAGAGGTTGAGTTAACACGTCAACAGAAGAAGTATTACAAAGAGTTAAAAGACAGGATGGTAATGCAGGCATCAGGTGAGCAGATAACCGCTGTCAATGCGGCAGTGAGCATGAACAAACTGCTACAAATATCCGCAGGGGCAGTCTACACAGACGATGGAGGAGCACTAGAGTTTGATATAAGACACCGCTATAAAGTGTTAAGAGAAGTCATAGATGAGTCTAGTAAGAAAGTATTAGTGTTTGTTCCCTTTAAGCATGTAATAGACATACTTACTAATAAGCTACGAGAGGATAATATACCTACGGAAATAATACGTGGGGATGTAAGCGCCCCTAACCGAACTAGGATATTTAAACAATTCCAAGAGCAAGATGATCCAAGGGTACTAGTTATTCAACCTCAGTCTGCGGCTCACGGTGTTACGTTAACAGCGGCAAACACTGTAGTATGGTGGGGGCCGACAAGCTCACTAGAAACTTATCTACAAGCTAACGCTCGTGTGCATAGGTCAGGACAAGATCATAAATGTACAGTTGTTCAGCTACAAGGATCTAGCGTAGAGAAACGTGTTTACACACTGTTAGATAGTAGAATAGACGTACACACAAAAATGATTGACCTTTACAAAGAAATACTTGACTAGCGTACAAATAGTCACTAAAGTGTACATCTCGTCAACGATTGGAGGAAGTATGAGTAGCAATGTAACCCCTGAGAAACTGACCGAGACTTACTTGAAGATAAAGGTAAAGAGAGCTGAACTGTCAGCAGAGTTCAAAGATAAGGACTCTAAGCTTGCGAATAGTCTTGAGACAATAAAAGGCGCACTGCTCAAATACTGCGAGGATCAAGGTGTAGAGAGTGTTAAGACATCAGCAGGTTTATTTTACAGATCAGTTAAGACTAGGTATTGGACTAGCGATTGGGAGTCTATGTACAAATTTGTTATGGAGAACGAGGTACCAGAGTTCTTTGATAAACGTCTTAACCAAGGTAATGTTCGGCAGTTTTTAGAAGACAACCCCGACCTTGTACCTAAAGGTCTTAACGTAGATTCAGAATACGCAGTTGCGGTAAGGAAAAAATAATGAAAAAGAAAGAAACGTTTGTACCTATAGAGGAGATAGCCGACCACTTTGCGGTATCGGTATCAACTATACGTGCGTGGGTACGCAGAAAAAACATAACCCCTGATTCTTATATCAAAGTAGGCAGTACTTACAGGTTTAGGATTTCAGACGTGACTGACTCGTTACTGGCTAATGGATCTAAGGCTGATCCTACAGAGGACGGGTTGAAAACTAGCAAGACTTCTCATCTAGGCGTACAAAAACAAGCCGAGGAGATGGTAGCAAGTCACATGGAGAGAAAGGAATCCTTAGTAACTGCCAAAGAAATGGAAGCGTTATTCGACGAGGATATCTAGTGTGCGTCGAATTAGTTTGTACGGTAGTAAGTTTTCTATTGTGGTTGGGAAAGAAACAGCTATTATAGAAGAAGACTTTAAGGACATCATAATTGTTAATGCGGCACCTGTATCACGATCATATTTTGAGAATGCTTACGACCCTAACAGGTCAGTGGCACCAACGTGTTGGTCAGCAGATACGCAAAGACCTTCTATAGATGTACTTGAAGAGAACAAGCAAGCCGCCCGTTGTATGGATTGCCCACAGAATATACGTGGGTCAGGGAGTAACCGTGGACGTGCTTGTAGGTTTGCCCAACGCCTAGCTGTTGTGTTTGATGGACAACTAGACGAGGTATACCAACTACAGTTACCTGCTACATCTATATACGGTAGGGGTAACAGTGGACACATGCCGATGCAAGGATATGTTAAGTTTTTGTCTAGCAGAGGTTCTGTAGCAACTCGCATTGTTACGCGAGTATATTTTGATGAACAAAGTCCGATCCCTAAACTTTATTTTAAACCAATACGTTCGTTGAATGAAGGCGAGGCAACCAAGGTTTCAGAGTTAAAGAACAACCCCGACACGTTAAAGGCTATAAGTCTAGACGTGCCTGCGGAACCTAAGTCTCCTTTCTCAGCAGTAGAAGGTTTTGAATTAAACGCAACCAGTAAAGGAAATTAGTATGAGTTATATTATTGAAAACGTAGAAATACTTTATCCACGTATTAACCAACCTTATAGATACGATGCTTCAGCAGGTGAAAACGGTAAGAGTGTACCCTGTGACGCGTTTGAGGACGGTGCTAAGTACGAGACAAAGTTTAGCATGGATAAAGACAAAGCCAAGTCTTTGTATGGACAGATGGATGAGGCTTACCAAAAAGCAAGGGAGAAAAATTGGCCTGATAAGATTGCATTTCCCTTCGACAAGCAGGAAGACGGTTCGTTTACAGGTAAGGCTGTACTTAAAGCGGCATATGGTAAGGAAGCTACTAATCCCCCAAAGCAGTTTGACGCTAAGAGTAAGGAGTTACCAGAGGACTTTCAACTTACTACGGGCAGTACGGCTAATGTTGCTGTTACCTTCTATCCGTATAATATGATAAGTGGAGCAGGTGTATCCATGCGCTTACGTGCTGTACAGGTAATTAAGTACTTACCTATGGAAGCGTCATCTCCGTTCGGTGTAGTAGCAGATGGGTTTGAGTTAGATAGTGACAACCCCTTTGAAACTGTCTCCCCTGCAAATGTTGCTTCAGCCAAAGTTAACGAAGCTCAAACTCCTGTAGTATCTGATGACTTGTTTGGAGACGATACCGCAGAAGAAGCTCCGGTGGAACAACCTAAGAAAACCGCTAAGAAGAAGTCCGTGGCACCAAAAGAAGAAGACAAAGACTTAGCATCCATTGTTGATAATTGGGACGGTTAAAACCTCTCTACTTAAATAACCTGTAGCTAGGATACTTTTCCGAAAAGGGTGCATATGCACCCCTGCTACCCTACCTCTCGGATGCGGATATGAATACTAAATCATTTTTGCAAAGGGCTTTAGCCGACAGCGGTTCCTATTGTATTTGGGCGCATAATAAGAAGACTGATCGTATACACCAGAAGTTTTACTCTACTACGGATCAGTTGATAGACAAAGCGCACGAACTAAATGCAGACGGATACGATTGTTACTTTGCTCTTGCAACCTTTAAAGAACCTACCTCACGGAAGGTTACGAACGTACATAAGCTACAGTCGTTCTTTTTTGACATAGACTGTGGTGATGATAAGGACAAGGAAGATAAGGGATACCTTACACAAGAAGCCGCGATAATAGCTTTACATAGTTTTTGTAAGACACTTAACCTACCTACTCCTTTACTTGTTAACTCTGGACGAGGTGTACACGTACACTGGCACTTGTCTGAACCTGTTATATATGATGATTGGTTTCCAGTAGCTTCACGTTTGAAGTCTTTAACTAAGACACATGGTTTGATCTGTGACCACTCAGTTACCTCTGATGCGGCTAGGATATTACGTATACCTTCTACGCATAACCATAAGACTACTCCCCCTACAGAGGTTTCTTACTTCGGTAACACTGACCAAAAGCTAGTTAACTTTGACGCATTCTCCGAACTGCTAGGACATGACACGATACCAGTCCCCGAACGTATGGTGGAAGAGTTTAGTGCGGTAGTGCAGGGGTTATATGGTAACAAAGAAAATTACTTTGCAGACATTATAGCTAAGAATGGTAAGGGAGAAGGCTGTGCTCAGATAGCACATGTAATGGAAAGCCCTAACGAGATTAGTGAACCCCTATGGTTTGATGCTGTATCTATTATCAAACACTGCGTGGATGGTGGTAGAGAAGGCGCACATAAAATATCACGAGGCTACGAGGGTTACGATGCTACAGAAACAGATAGTAAGTATGACACTACAAAACATGTTCACAGGTGCGATACATTTAACGACAACAGGCCAGACGTATGCACAGACTGCAAGCATTGGGGCAAGATTGGTTCTCCTATAGTACTAGGGCAACGGATAAAAGAAGCAGATGAGGAAGATAACGTAGTATCTATGAAGACAGAACTGGGGAGTAGTGAGGTATACACTATACCAACATTTCCTAAACCCTATTTTCGTGGAGCTACTGGTGGGGTTTACATACGCACCAAGACAGAAGATGGGGACGTAGATGAGAAGTTGATCTACCACAATGACTTATATGTAGTTAAGCGTATACAAGACGTTGAAAGTGGTGAGAGTATAGTTATGCGTCTTCACCTACCTATAGATGGTGTTAGAGAGTTTACTGTCCCACTGACTGCTGTTACCTCCAAGGAAGAGTTTCGTAAGCATATGGCCGCGCATGGTGTGGCTGTAACTAAGATGGATGATATTATGAATTACACTACTAGGTGGGTAAACGAGTTACAGGCTACTACTGCTACCCAACATGCTCGTAGACAGTTTGGTTGGACAGGGGATGACTTTAAGTCCTTTGTGTTAGGTGGTCAGGAAGTATTTGCGGATAGTATAGAGTCTAACCCACCTTCTACTCCCACTAAGGATTTGTTCCATGCCTTTAAACCAAAAGGTACTCTAGATGAATGGAAGGACATGGTTAACTTCTATAACCGTGATGGATTTGAACTGCACCAATACATAGTGGCTACAAGCTTTGGCTCCCCCCTTATGGCGTTATCTCCTATAGCTTGCTCTGGGTTTCACATAACAGGTGACACTGGATTAGGTAAGACAACTGCTATGTTCGCGGCGGCTTCGGTGTGGGGCAAACCAAAAGAATTGGTGATAGATAGAAATGATACGCAAAACTCTAGGATGTTACGCGGTGAGGTATACCGTAACTTGCCTCTGTACATTGATGAGATGACAAACGCCAAGCCAGAAGACCTTTCAGACATGATCTATCAACTCTCTGGAGGTAGACAGAAGAATCGTATGGCAGGGGGTGGTAACGTAGAACGTGCTAGGGGGGAACCTTGGAGTCTACTAACAGTTACAACAGGTAACGTCAGTATCATTGAGAAAGTTAGTATGGCTAAAGCTATGCCGAAAGCAGAG